TTATATAAGTGTAAAGAGGAAGGAAACCTCACAAACCAGGAAGGAGACTAAATATGAAAAATCTGTTTGCGAAGTTGGTGGATGTTCGTCTGCACGATGTAAATGTTTGGTTGTTAATGTCGAAGGAAGATTGCCACGACAACTGAAATAGTTAGCTGTCCTAACGGCTTTACGGGGAGAAAGGAACTACCATGAATAAATCAATTATCACCCGCGAAGGATGGCATGTCACACGTCAGGGCTTCCGCTACTACGTCGAAGGCGGCAGAATCCTTTACGGCATGTCCAGTTTTTATAACGGTCACGATGTGACGCTGTATCCTCACAAGGTTTGTTGCAAGGGGGGGAGAATTAACGGATATGAACGTGTAGAACCGATTGCCCGCTACTACAATATCACCCGCTATGTCTGGCGAACTATTCGAGGGGAGGAACACAAATGCTGTTAGTGGCAATCATGCTTATCATCCTTGTTACATGGGGGCTGGGGCAATGAACAAGAGAGAACGCAAGTATAAAGTGATTTCTCTATCCATGTTTCCGGAAGACCTGAGACGTCTGAAGGAAATTAGCGATATTACGAAGATGGGGAATTTTTCGAAAACCTGTCGGCTCTGCATCAAAACCGTTTATAACGAACTGTTAAGAAGGGGGATTGTAAAAAATGGCAAGGTGGAATAAACGATTCGCGCAAAGCACGGCGCTTGAAAATCGCCCGCTTCCCGCATCCGTCTATGTGGGTACAAAAATCCCAAAAGAAGGGCTAACGCTCAAAGCAGTTCGCAAAGAAATGAAAGCGCTTATTGACCTAATGGACAAGCGTTTTAAGGCGGCGAAGAAAAAGGGAATCGACTACGAAAGCATTAAACAGTATGAGCGCCACTACTGGGATAAACCCTCCACTGTCCGCACAGTGGAGGAGGGCGTCCGGCAGATTCGCTCCATGTGGAAGGTGGTATCCGGCACGAAGACTCCACAACAATTGTTTTTCGCACAACAAAACCAGTGGAAACGCGAATATGAAACACTTTTACAACGTGGCTGGTTCACAGAAGAAAACTTTACATATGAAGATTTTTTGCAATTCCGAAAATTTTTTGCGGTGTATTCCGACGCGAATAAAGAGGCACAGTATTATTACATATTACAAGATATTGTTGATATATCGCAGGAAGGCACCACAAGTGTGAAGAAGAAATTCGCAAAATCCGACTGGGAAGACCTTATGAAAAGGTGGGACTACTGGGAGAGACAGGCGGAAAAAGCACGGGCACGCTATAAAGAGCGTCTGAAAGCCGGAGAATTTGTGAACGGTGCAACAGTGCGCGCAATGTTTGAAAAAGCCAAAAGGGAAGGGAAGATTTAGAAATGTTAAGCGTATATGATGGAATCCAAAAAATAACGGCATTAACGCCGGATAACCCGCGAGCAAAAATCGTATACGCTAATGCGCTGATGGCGTTTGACATCGAGACAACGCGCCTTGACGATGACAACTCTGTAATGTACATCTGGCAGTGCGGGCTGTATGTGGATGACGATTACTATATCACATACGGCAGAACGTGGGAAGAATGGACTGCTTTGCAGGATGCGTTAAACGCAAGGCTGGGCGGAATTACAATAATCTGTCTTGTTCACAATCTCTCATATGAGTTCCAGTTCCTCGCTGGACTTTATGAATTTTCCGATGTAAAGTGCCTTAAATCCCGGAAAATCTTGTCAGCTACATGTGGATGCATCGAATACCGCTGTTCGTACATATGGACAAATAAAACTCTTTCAAAATTTTTGCAGGAAATGAATGTCAGCCACTTGAAGAAGTCGGGCGCTGAATTTGACTATACCAAAATCCGTTATCCTTGGACAGCACTAACGGAAGCAGAAATTGAATACTGCCAAAATGACGTTATCGGGTTGTTGGAAGCGGCTGTGAAGAAGATTGCGCAGGATGGTGACACGCTGTATACAGTTCCGCGAACGTCAACGGGCTATGTGAGGCGTGACGCGAAACAGGCGTTAAGTCAAACACCGCTGGGGGCGCTTAAACCCACCGAGGAAATTTATAGAAAATTGCGTAAGGCGTTCCGAGGTGGGAACACGCACGCGAACCGGTATTTCGTTGGGAAGGTGCTATCGGGTGTGCAGTCGATAGACCGTTCATCCAGTTACTCGGATGTGATGCTTAACCAGAAATTCCCTATGACGCCATTCAAGAAATGCCCTGACGGTATCGCAACCATTAGAAGGGCATTAACATCTGGACTTGCAATCCTTTGCACGATGACCATAAAAGGGGCGAGTTTGCGTAATCCATTATGGGGATGCCCATATATCCCAGTAAGCAAGTGCCAAATGTTGACAAATCCTCTTGAAGACAACGGGCGTGTACTTGAAGCGGATGCGCTGATGATTGAAGTAACAGAAGTGGATATGCAGATAATTTTCGAAGAGTACGACGGTGATTTTGATTTTACAGACATTTACACGGCGCAGAAGGACTATTTGCCGAAACCTTTTAGCGATTGCATAAGGCGCTACTACAAAAACAAAACAGCGCTTAAAGGCATTGAGGGAAGCGAATATGAATACATGAAAAGTAAGAATCTGTTAAATAGTCTTTACGGCATGACAGCCACAGACCCCGGAAAAGACGATATTATATACGATGGCGATACTGGGGAATACATTCAGCAGGAAACAGACGTAATCAAAAATATTAAAAAATCATTTCTTCCGTATCAATGGGGAGTGTGGGTTACCGCGTACGCACGGCAGGAGCTGGAAGAAATGGTAAAGATTGCCGGAAACAATTTTGTATACGGTGATACCGATAGCTGTAAATTTATAAAATCAGAATCAATCAGTTATGAATCCTATAATAACAGACGCAAAACAGCATCTATTGAGCATGGAGCATATGCCGTAGATAAGCACGGTATAACGCATTACATGGGCGTTGCGGAGATGGAGGGTGACTATTACCAGTTTTTGACATGGGGAGCAAAAAAATATGCGTCACAGGATGAAAAGGGGCATATAGATATAACGATTGCTGGCGTACGCAAAAAATCTATCAAAAATGATGCTGGCGACATTGTGGAATGGGGAGGTGCTGACGAGTTGGAAGACGCCGGTGGACTTGTGAAATTCGCGCCTGGTTTTGTTTTCCGAAAAGCGGGCGGGCTTGAAAGCGTTTACAACGACCATGTATACAAGAAAATCAATGTTGAGGGGCACGAACTCATCATAACCCGAAACGTATGCCTACGGCCATCAACGTATGCAGTGGGAATTACTTACAAATACGCTAACTTACTGGATGCACTACAAGACACTTATATAAGCATTGACGCAGACCGCAGTCTGTGCTATAATCTTATTAGGCGATAACGCCAACAAATATTAGGAGGTTGTATCATGAGTAACACTAAGACTAATCAGAGCATTTCCCCCGCGGAACTGTACAAGCTGACGCTTTCCCGCGACGGGCGCGCCATGTCGGAGTTGATGGGCAAGACTGTTCGCGTTGAAGCGTGGGCGGTGTCCGAAACGGTTGACAGCAACGGTGAGTTTAAGCCGCGTTGCGGGATTATTGTTGGGGGGGAGCCTTACATCACTAACGGCAGAGCCTTCAGCGAACGCCTTCTTGCCATTGTCGATTATCTGTCTCAGGCGGGCATGGACGATGTGGGTTTTAACCTTCAGGTTACCCAGATTCGTAGCAAGAATAACCGCAACTATACGTCTTGCGAATTGATTTTCGATTGACGCATAAAAAGGCAGGGCGAATAACCCTGCCTTTTATTTTTAGGAGGTCGTATGAATAACCTATTTTTGGTAAATGGCTATGTTGACATGGCACGAATCATAGAGCAAAAATATCCATTTATACTGATGACGGGTGCACGCGGAACAGGCAAGACGTACGGCGCACTTAAATATGTGATTGAGCACAAAATGAAATTTATCTATATGAGGCGGACAAAACTGCAAGCGGATGTTATCAGCGCGCCTGAAATGTCACCGTTTGCGCCAGTGTGCGGAGATATAAATGTGCCTTTTGAAATGGATAAAGTTTCTAAAGAAGCGACTGCCGTATATATCAATGAGGAAAGCAACCCTGCCGGCTATATCATGGCGCTGTCAGGCGTGTCAAACATTCGCGGTTTTTCAGCTCATGATATAGAAATTATTATATTTGATGAATTTATCCCCGAATCACACGAGCGAAGAATAAAAAATGAGGGGGATGCGTTTTTTAATGCATACGAAACAATAAATCGCAACAGGGAATTAGACGGTAGACCGCCTGTTAAGTGCCTGTGCCTTGCCAATAGCAATAGCATTGTAAATCCGATTTTCCAGAGTTTGGGGCTTATAACTATTGCGTACAAAATGGCAGAGAATGACACGCAGGAATATAAAGACGGTGAACGCGGATTGTATCTGATAAACTTGCGCAATAGCCCTATTAGCCAAAAGAAGGGCGAAACCGCGCTTTATAGATTGCTCAAAGATAACAAAATAAAAGACATGTCGTTGGAAAACCGGTTTTTGGATAAGCCTGTATTGCAGACTATGAGCGCGAACCTAAAAGAGTACACGCCTGTAGTAACTTGTGGTGAAATTACCGTTTACAGGCACAAGAGCAACCACACATTTTATATCAGTCCGCACGGGCAGGGAACACGTCCGATATACAGTACAACGGAAAATGACTGTTTGCGTTTCCGCACGCTTTATCGCTATTTATTGCCAGCATATATCGAACGCAAAATATATTGTGAATCCCCGGCGTGCGAAATTGTTTTCTGTCAATATTTCGGAATAGTTAAATAAGCCTTGACAAATTGTAAAAATTATGATACATTAGACATGGCAATAGGGAGGCTCAAACGACAACCTCGGAAGGGTGAGCAGGGCATAGTCGTATGCCATGACCCCTATTGCCATTTTATTTTCCGGGAGACGGGAGGTTATTTTGTGGATGTAACGGCAATCACGCAACTTGTAACTACTGTCGGTTTCCCCATTGCTTGTACATTTGTATTGTTTTCCTATCTTAACAAGGAGCGCGAACAGCACGCGGCAGAAACGAAAGAACTAAAAGATGCGCTGAACAATAACACGTTGGTTATCCAAAAATTGATTGATAAAATGGATGGTGATGCAAATTGACTGCGGCAGAATGGGCGGAGAAAATTAGCGAAAACCGTGGAAAGCTAATCGGTATCCCCTACAAAAAACTTGACTGTCAGGCATTTGTGGAGTACTGCTTGCAAAAGTACGAAGGAATTTCCAAAAACTGGCTCGGCTCGAATGATATGTGGCGGAACGCTGTTGAAGATAAATCGGAAGATTTCGGCTCCATTAAGCCGGGCGAATGGGTGTTCTCAATCCGCCACGACGGGAAACAACCAGCACGGTACACGGATGGTGTAAATGCGGCGCATGTCGGTATTTACATCGGTAACGGGGAGGTTATCCACAGCACCACCGGTGGTGTGCAGATGGATAAAGTTACCAACTCCAAACGCTGGACACATCACGCAAAATGTAAATATCTCTCCTATGACGGGACAACGGAGAATTCCCCGGAAGTGGCAGACAAGCGCGACTACAAGCAGTTGTATATCAAACTCTATAACAGTATCGCGGACATTTTGAAAAATATGGAGGTAACAAACAATGAATGTATCTGACATTTTGACGCTGGCAAAAGCTGGCTTTACGGCAGAACAGATTGGAAAGCTGATGACGATTGATGCACCTGCACCTGCTCCAGCACCTGCACCTGCACCTGCTCCTGCTCCGGCTCCTGCTCCTGCTCCGGCTCCTGCTCCTGCTCCGGCTCCTGCTCCGGCTCCTGCTCCTGCTCCTGATGATACTCAGGCACAGTTTGACAAGATTTTCCAGCAGATTTCCGCGCTGACTGGCATTGTGCAGAAGGGAAATATTAACAACTTGCACCAGCCGGAAGAAAAGACGCTGACAGCGGAAGATGTACTTGCGGAGATTATCCGCCCGAATGGAGGCAATTAACAATGGCTAACACGCTGACAATTGATAAGATTAGCACCCTGCTCAAAGCGGTGCTTAAAGATGCGACAGGGCAGGACACTGCCGCGCTCGACACGAAGCAACTTTTGACGCTCGGTCAGAAGGCGCTCAAAACTGGCGCTGACCCTGTTATGAGCGCGATTTCTCAGCTTCTTTCGAGAACAATTTTTTCCAGCCGTCCCTATAAGGCAAAGTTCGACGGTATGCGTATTCCCGGCGACCGGTGGGGAAACTGGGTGCGGAAAATTAAGACAATCGACGACCCGGACGACATGACCGATAACTCGTATTGTGATTTGGTAGACGGTCAGAGTGTCGACCAGTACACGATTCGGAAACCTAAAGTTGCGCAGTTTAACTTTTATGGCCAGCAGGTGTACGAGTACGAAAAAACGATTTTTGAAACGCAGTTGAACACGGCGTTCAATTCGGCTGAAGAATTTGGCGCGTTTATTTCTATGATTTTGACAAATATGAATAACAAAATTGAAAAAACGCACGAAGAAACAGCTCGTGCAACTGTTGCTGGTTTTGCCGCTGGCAAGATTGCACAGAACACCGATGTTATCCATCTGCTGACGGAGTACAATGCCGCGACCGGATTGAAACTTACTGCTACTACCGTAATGCAACCTGGAAACTATAAAGCATTTACGCAGTGGGCATTTTCGAGGTTGGCCAACTTGTCTGACATGCTTACCGAGTACTCCAGTCTCTACCAGACGAATACCACAGATGGGGTGTTCCTCCAGCATAGCCCTAAATCCGCACAGCGTGTGTATCTTAACTCTATGTTTATGCATCAAACCAACATGATGGCGCTTGCGGACACGTTCCACGATAATTTCCTGCGTCTGGCTGGCGATGTTGAATATGTCAATTACTGGCAGATTATGACTGACCCACGGAAAATCAATGTTGTAAAGCCACAGTATCTTGCGGCTGACGGCACTATTGCAACGGCCGCGGCTGATGTAAATCAGGGTGATGTTATCGGCATTATTTGCGACCGTGACGCATTCGGGTATAGTCCTATTTTGGCACGTCAGCGCGTAACGCCGACGAATGCAAAGGGCGAATATTATAACATTTTCTGGAAGTACAACGAACGACACGCGATTGACTTCACCGAAAAGGGTGTTGTGATTTTGATGGATTAACCAAATAAAGGAGGGGTAACGAGTGGCGGAAAGATTGAGAATGCCGGGCAACTATATTATACCTGCGGTTGATTCGACCGCCACTCGTTACCCACACTGGTATAAACCGTTTCGACTTCCAGAATATTGGTACTATTCTATATATGATAAACCATATTTTGTATATCAAAATCATGTAATTGAGAGTGAGACTAACGGTGTTCTGATTGCAACAGGGCTGTATAAAAATGGTTGGAAAATCCCCCAAATATCGGCAATTCTCGGCAATATGTGCCGTGAATCTACGCTTAATCCTGCATTGTGGCAGGGCGGTCATGCACCAAGCCCTGACCCAAATAATTACAAGCAGAACACAGAAAAGAAATACGGTTTTGGGCTTGTACAATGGACTGGCGCTGACAAATATATTGATTGGGCGCTTGAAATATTTGGAACAAACGGCGCATATGCCGGGCTTGATTGCTGGTATAACGGCAGTATCCAAATCGCGCGAATTATGTATGAGGTTGAGCATAATTATCAGTGGAAGGGCGGCACTGTATACCCGGACTTTCAAGATTTTTACTTTTCAGATAGTAAAGATATTGAGCAGTTGACAAAAAGTTTTTGTCTATGTTACGAAAGGCCGGCTATTACAGACTTGGAAGCT